TCACCACCAATTCAAACAAATCATTCTTTATTTTCTTCGTTTCTTCATTCTCGGTTTGGTATTTTTCCTTCATTAATGGTTTTAAAATGTTCCAATAAGAGTCGAAATTGGATGGCACGATTTGATTAATTAATATGGCAGTGTTGCCACAAATTTTAATAATGGCATCCGCCGCACCTTGCATCGCCTCTTTTTGTTCAGGGGTCGCCGCCGTGTCGCCATTCATTTTTTTTTGAATATCAGGATTTATCAACAAATCCGTAATGATTTTATTCGCCGAACCAGACACCCAAAAATAACCCACCACGTCGGAGAATGCGCTCTTAAACCCTGGATACACGGTTAAAATCACAATTAAGACGCCAAAGAGTAAAGTCCACGGCAAAAAGGTAAAAACACCAGCCGCACCCATATTTTCCGTAACACTACCCCCACAAGTGGTAGAAATAATAGACGCGTTCACCATGAATTGAATGACCACCACCAATAAGAAATAAATAGCTAAATACATATATGAGTTGCTAATATATGCCTTATGTTTTTGAGGGTCACTCGACATTTCGTAAGTAAAACTAGGCTTTATTGCCAAATAATAAAATAATGTGGTTAATAAAAATGTTACAATATTTAGATAAGAACTAGCCATATAGATAATATGTATAATTTAATTTTTAATTTTAACTATATAATTTAGCCTACCCTAGAACTATTATGGATGTCAACCACTTCTCAAATCAAAGCGGAGACTGGCCTTCTCCTAAACCCCTTCTCACTGAGCCAGGAGTGAAATATTTTTTACATCAAACTCTAAAGCAATGTCATATGGTGAGAGATAATTTTCATAATATGGTATTTAACATTGGATTATTTATTGGTTTTCTCATTGTTTTAGGAGCAATCTTACTTTATAAATACAAGGGTAAATTGACACCTGTTGAAATGGAACAGAAAAACAAAGAGAAACAACAATATATATTATCCAAAATTCAAAAATTCCAACAAGCTAAAAGAATTGCTCATCAAGAACTAATAACTGGTTTGCCTGCTTGGGAAAGCGAATATGATATCATACACTCTAAACACTCGTATTGATTCTAGTGACACTCATTTATTATTTGTTACTTTAGAGACAAACTTTTATGGTTCAAAGGTGGCAAAAATTATACAACATTATATTATATATATTATATAATGGAGTTTGAAGCAGAATCCGAGACCACTACAAATTCATCAAATGAAAGAAAAAATGGATTACCTAGTGTTAAAGAGGCATTAAACGATTATTTTAAAATGAAACTGGCTTACGAAACTCACCTAATGGAAAACAAAAAGAAAATCATGAATAACTTTCTATTAAGCAATCGAGAGAAACGAGCAGAGTTTCTGAAATTGAAACCAAAATGCATAAATTGTGGACGCCCTGGTGGCACTAGATTTCAAACCACTTTTATTGCGGAGTCCGACAATGAGGAAGCCTATAGGCAACATAGCGCTACCTGTGGTGTCATTGCGGACCCATGCCCTTTACAAATAAGGATTCAACTTGGTAAAGTGGAATTATTACCCGAATTGTTGGATTCTCTCCAACACAGTATCAAGGAGAAAAAGGACAAAGTCATTGACAATAAAAATAAATTGTTGTTTGGTTATTTAAGCACCGAAGAAGTATTGGTCAAATTTGACGATTTAAAAGCTGATATTAATGATTATACTTCCTTATACGACGCTTATTTGGATACCTATCATTCTATCGTAGACAACGACCGAACCAAAGAAGAATTAGAAGAAACGACCACCAATATCTATATACAAATCAATCAAATCAAAGAATGCATAAAAAAAATGAATGATACCGATAATGTGCAATATGCGCGTGATGCAGTGAATATATACACCAATACGTTAGTCCCTCTTATGAATAAAAGTCGAGTGTTGAAATATGACGAAACTATCACGTGGCATAATGCGGATACCAATACCTGTAATTTAATGCAAAATAAAAATAGCATCCGAAGTTTATCGTATAGTAGTTTTCAAGATAGGGTAGTAGCATATAATGTTGAGGTACGAGTAGAAAGCCAACAACGTCCAATTGTCTTTGATGAAGTGGAAGCGGATGACGGAATACAAATCGAAGGGTGCCCAAGTAAAGGAAAAATGCCGCAACCATGTAAAACGAAAAAGGATTACTATAAACAGGCGCTACTTTTTCATCCAGATAAAAACCTTGCGTGTATAGATAATTCGACCGAAAAATTTAAAGAACTTGCGAGTGTGCCTGGATGTAAACAATTTGCAAAATAAATAAGGACCAAAAATAGAAATATAGAAAATATAGAAAATATAGAAAATATAGAAAATATAGAAAATATAAAAAATATACAAAATATATAAATGTTATTAAACTATATTTCGATACCAGTGTTTTTAGTAAGTTTCGCCGTTGGACTCTTTTTTGTCTATATTTTAGGACCAGAAATGAAAAAAATATATGTCTATCCTAGCCCAGAAACCGTCGGCAAGGTTTTATTTAAGGACAAATCCGATAATTGTTTTTATTTTAAAGAAGAAGTCGTAGACTGTCCTAGCGATGAATCCAAAATATCAACCATACCGATACAAACATAACGCTTCCAGGATGTAAATGTCGACTATACGGTTTTTGAATAAAAAGAAATGTATTATACATAATATATACATAATATATACAATACTATAATGGCCATACATCTAGGAAAATTTGTTCATACCGAAAGAGGCAAAATAATCATGTCGGTTTTGTTGGGGTTCGGTTTGGCTTCATTATTTAGAACTGTTTGTAAAGATAAAAATTGTTTGTTGTTTTATGCACCACCTTTAGAACAAATTAAGGATAAAATATACAAAAACGATGATAAATGTGTAAAATACACCCCAGTTAGCGCCAAATGTAGCGCAAATGCCAAAATGGTTCATTTCGAGTAAATATCAATTCTTTTTGTTGTCTCTCTCTCTGTTGTTTGCGTAATTATTATAATCAATGAATCTTTACAATAATTATGAGTGATTCCACCAATATTTTAGACTTGCCTACCGACCCTGTTGGCGGGGGAAATATAAGTAATAATATATCATTAAATGCTTCGGAAAACATTGTTATACAAGGCCACCACCAAAACCAAAACCAAAACCAAAACCTAGGAGACGGTCCAGCCCAAGGACTGACTTTAGACCAATCAACCATTAGTCAGATAGTATCTGGCCTTCAACAAGCCACGATTAGTGGCGCAACCCAATTACCCTCTAGAGATATACCAATGACTACCACCGGGCATAGTAACGACCCTCAAGTTCAACCTAATTATGTTCCGCCTCCTCCCAACAATATTGATTATATTAAAAATCACGAAGACACGAATGATATGATAGATGACTATAATAAAAAACGTAAACACTCAGATTCGTTAGACGAAATGTATAATGAAATACAAACGCCGTTATTATTAGTCGTTTTATATTTTTTATTTCAGTTGCCGTTTTTTAGAAAATTCTTGTTTCGTTATTTACCAGTGCTTTTTTCGAATGACGGCAATCTCAATATAAATGGATTTTTATTTACAAGTACCCTCTTTGGATTGTTGTTTTACTTGCTCAACAAAATTACGAATCATTTTGGCAGTTTCTGACGAAGACAAAATAATAATATTACAAACCATATAAATATTTGTTATTAAATATAATTATCTGTTATATCGGATGCTAGATTTTTTATATACACTAACTACATCTTATGAAAATGTAATTAACATAGCGATATTTAATTATTTCAAAACCGGTAACCCTTTATATGACACGGTGATATCTACAATATTTATTAGTGTCATCGGTTATACAATTCATTATGTATATGAAAATAAATTGGATAAGATTTTAATAAAAGTAACATTTGACGACATTAAAGGCTTTTTTTATAAAAAAAACACAATTATATTAGAAGGCAAACGGAGTACTGTTATGTCTAGCTTTTGTTATAATCAAAAAATTTCAACCATGTATAGTAATAGATTTAAAGCTATATTAGATTACATTATTTCAAATATTTATAAAATAGACACCGTTTTTAGAATTAAAGAAGCCCATAGTACTTGGCAATCGTCTCATGAAGGAGACAGAAGAAAAAATCTGGATGTCTTTATTGTTTATCAAAACAAACATTTTAAAATTGATGATAACATTTTTGTAAAAATAGAAACGTTACAAGACGATTTCAATGATGACAGAGAAAAAATAAATGCCAAAACCGACAAAATAACCATATCTATTTATTCATACATACATTCTGTAAATCATCTTAAGAATTATATAGATAATATCACCTATACATATTTATCAACCATTAAAGAAAATCGTGACAGCAAAAGGTTCATTTATTCTTTAGATAAAGTGCAAATAACGAACGATGAAACACGCCTCAATTGTTGGAGGGAGGACATTTTTGAAACTACTAGAACATTTAATAATATTTTCTTTGACGGAAAAAATGAACTAATCTCAAAAATCGACTTTTTTTTAAAAAACGGGGAATGGTATTATGAAAAAGGCATTCCTTATTCTTTGGGAATAGGTTTACATGGACCACCGGGAACAGGTAAAACATCGTTTATAAAGGCACTTGCGAATTACACCAAACGGCATATTGTGGTTATGTCTTTAAAAACAATCAAGACGAAAAGACAATTGGAAGAATTTTTCTTTGAAAATAGATATAACGAAAATAATGAAATGAATAGTATAACATTTGATAAAAAAATTATTGTTTTTGAAGACATTGATTGCATTGGTGATATTATTTTAGATAGAAGTCGCCAAACTATAAATTCTGATAAAAAAATTATCGAAACAATTGAGAATCTCAGCGAAAATATTAAAATCAATGATGGTAACAAAATAGGAAATATTTTACAAAATATTTGTGAACTAAACGAAATTAAAAATGTAAACAACAGTTCTTCTAATGAAGAACCTATTACTTTAGATGATATTTTGAATTTATGGGATGGTATTCGAGAAACTCCTGGAAGAATATTAATTATTTCATCAAATCATTATCATAAATTGGACCCAGCTTTAATACGGCCTGGTAGAATTGATATTACTCATGAATTAAGCAATGCAAGTCATAATACGATTTCCGAAATATATTACCATTTATTCAGAACAAAAATGGATAAAAACTATTTAAAAAAAATAAACGAGTATTTTTATTCACCGGCAGAAATAATAAATATTTATGTTTCCAATAAAAATAATACTGATTTTGTAAAACGATTGATGAAAAATAAAAAAATATAAAACTCGTTTTATTATAGAATAGAAAAACAAATTCTATAATAAAATCAACCATGATAAATGACTATGTAATTAAATTAATCGACAATTTGCCTGACGACATTAAAAATGTGAAGGAGCCTATTCTCATAGATTTAGTGCTAGACGGAGGAGTGTTCAACGGCAGTTATTTAGTCGGAGCCCTATATTTTTTAAAAGAAATGGAAAAACGTAATTATATTAAAATTGACCGCATGTCTGGCTGCAGTGTGGGGGGCATCGTTGCACTATTGTATCACATGGACGCACTAGAATTGATGCATCAATTATACGAAATAGTTAATAAAGATTTTAGACAAACCTATAAATTGCAATTTGTGAAAGAACTTAAGAAATATTTGGCACACCGTATTCCTGATGACATCATGCAAAAGGTAAATCACAAACTATTTATCAGTTATCACAACATTAAAAAGGATTGTAAACAAGTGAAATCTACCTACAAAGATGTAGACGACCTCATACAAACCATCATAAAATCTTCGTATATTCCTTGCTTCATAGATGGTAATATTTTATATGAAAATAAATACATGGATGGTATTACACCTTATATTTTCTCTAGAGAGCCGAACAAAAAGATACTGTATTTAGACTTGTATGGTTACGATAAAATCGGCAATTTATTTAATGTAAAGAACGAAAAGACGAACTTTCACCGCATCCTTTCTGGATTGTTGGACATACACTCTTTTTATATAAAACAAAGTTCGACGCAAATGTGTAGTTACGTAAATGACTGGAATCTTTCACATAATGGATTTAATTATTGCAAATTTTTAGTAGAGAGGTGCTGTATTTATTTTATCTATTTTTTAGTTTTTATGGAGGATAAAATCCCTGAAGAATGTAGGCACACCATTTTATACAAAATATTATCAAAAATATCACAAGATATTTTTATCATAATATTAGAAAATTATTGTCTGTAAGGGGGCAAATTTAGAACAAAGAATGTTGCGTATAACAAATATATTAATTTTATAAATTTTATATTATAATGGACCAAATTGATATAACGAGTGCCGAATTTTCGTTGGATATACAGAATGCAAACAAAATGGTTTCGGAAACGATAGAGAATATGAGTGAAACTTTCTTACTAGATGAAGATTATTCGATGTATATGATAGGAATTATCGTGTTGCTTTTGGTAGGCGGCGTTTTTGCCTACACTTTTTACACCAAAAATATTTGTAAGCGTGTTACGTTTCAAGACAAATTAGAGTATTGTTATGGGCAAGGAACAGCTTGTGACGACGGCAAAGCTTGCGACGGCAAAGCTTGCGACGGCGATATCGAATGCAATGGCGGCGTATGTCAGCGATTGTAAAAGAATTATCGTTTACGGTTACGTCTCGTTTTGCCGCCATAAATCGCCAATGGTTTCGTTTTTTTGGTTTTATGTTTCCGTTTTTTCTTATTGCCTGTTTTTTTACCTTTCACTTTGTTATTTATATTGTCTTTGCTATTCGACGAAGACCCATTCGCGTCATCTGGTTTATAATTTAAAAACCACTCTTCAAATTCCTTTTTGTCTCCCTTTTGTTTCAACTCCTTATATTTTTCCGCTTTATGAGCACGCATCTCTTCTACGGATTCTTGATGCCCATAACACGTAATACTAAAACGACGCAACAAGCCCTTTTGTTCTAATCGATTTTTTTGCTGAACATCAAAGAGGAATTTTGACATGCACAAGATGCGGTCTAAAAAATCATTATAATACGGTTTATCCGCATATAAAAACGCCAAATAAAAACTCAACATGGTATCAATGGTGGCTATTTTCACCTTTTGGCCTCCGATATTTAAATTATTATAGCTGTGACAGGCAATCGGCTTGTATACAAATGCAATGGTATCTTTGCCAATACGTATTTCATAATGTAGCGGAATAATCTCTCCAACGGCTTCCTTTTTAATGATTTTCGTGTTTGTGATACCTATATCTTTGAGTCGTTCTTTCACAATTTCACAAGTCGTCTCTGGTTCATTCGACAAAACGTCAAAATCCGCCACTTTTTCTAATTTATGTCGTAAATTCTGGGGCATATATTGGGAATATAGGGAAATGGCATAACCACCGAAAAAAACGACGCCTTGATTTACCAGGGTGGCTCTAACATTATCATAAATACGTTCCTCCTCCTCTTCTTCGTTTATTTTCATATCTCGTTGAAATTCAACCTCATTGCAATTTACATCGGTCACTGGGTAATGTTTGTTCAGAAGGGCTAAACGTTTCATCACTTTTTCCCAGCGACTCGTATCTCCAGCAGGCCGCGACAATTCTAAATACATGGCCATTCTTAAATAATTTGGGGGTGTGTATAGGATGCCGCCAACACTTATGGCGTCCTTTTTGAGCGAATGATAAATACCTTTGGGTAAATATGTGATATCTGCGACAGGAATATAATTCACAAATACTTTATAGGTGCCGTGATGCTGTCCAGATTTGGCCTCTACATCGGTAAAACCCTTTTTGTAATAAATATCGGCCAATTCCTTTGCATCTTCTAAAGCATTGGTAGTAAAAAAATCGTAATCCGGAATTTCGACATCTTTGTTATAAAATTGGTCTTCTTCTGGTAATATATTATTAATGGCGGTTCCGCCGTAACAAATTAGATTTTTAACCTTGATAAAATCTTCTACGATTTTTATAATTTTTTTTATATCATCTGAATTGATAATGCGTTTGGCCATTTTTTCTTCGGCTTTATCGACGGCCATACGCAGAATCGCCAATTCACAATCGTTAAATGTTAAATCTTTGCAAATATTTTTTTGTTTCATAGAAATCCTCCTATACCATATACCAACATTAAAAAGGTTGTAACGAAGTAAGAGCCAAAAATATTATAGTTGAAAAAGAGGGATAAATAATAAATTATAATTATTGAATGAAATGATTATAATTTATTATTTATTCACTTTTGAAAAGTGGTTTTGGCTCTTACTTCGTTACAATATTGCGCGAAGCTTTGGCTCTTACTTCGTTATAACCTTTTCTAAAGGTGGATAAAGGTGGATTAACGACGGAGTCTTTGTTCACGGTCTTTTTGATTGAACAAGGCAATTAATTTTCCGTGATGTGATGCATGTACGTTCTTCAAGAATCTATACAATTTCGCGAGCTTGTTCTCTGGATGTAATGTTTCTACAATTAAATTATTGACTTGCATCTTTTCATATTGTTCCAATAATACATTGTATAGTACTTGTCCATTGTATGGCACAAGTGTAACACCCCTGGCTTCATCTACCAGATGCTTTGCCTTGACCATTTGCCCTTGGAAAAACACTTTGTGGTTTTGACTGATGAGTGTGGTTTTTTCTGGATACAAATGTCCTAAAGCATGCTTGGCAATACGAACCAAATTCTTATCATGGGCAACGGTCTTGGTAATAGCCACGATTTTCTTGTTGCGAATGGTATGAACCGCTGGGTCAATGTCTTCAATATTGATGGGTCCACAGTTCGTTAATATAGGTGTCTTGGCAGGGAAACAAACGTTGCTGGATGGTATTGTTGGTGTGGTTATGGTGTAACCAGCCTCTGTTAATTGGGCGTCGGTGTAACCAGCATCTGTTAATTGGGTTGCACTGTATCCGGCACCTTGTAATTGTGTTGCGCTAAATTCTGCTGCTTTTAATTCGGCTGCGGTGAATCCAGCATTTTTTAAATCTAACGCAGTGTATCCGGCACCTAATATAACACTGTCACTGTATCCGGCACCTTGTAAATCTGCTATACTATATCCAGCGCTTTGTAATTGTGCTGCACTGTATCCGGCACCTAATATAGCAGTGTCTGCTACACCCAAGGTTTCTAATTCGGATGCAGTGTATCCGGCAACGCGCAAATCATAAATAGTAAACGTTGCTAAATTTGTGAAGCCATCTGGTGTAGTGGCCCAACTACTAGCGTTGCTACTTAGGTAATAAGCGGTCGAAGGATTCTTTATACCACTAAACGCATAGTCACCGATAGTACTAGGTTTATCTCCTAAGAAATACACACTGGCTAAAGCGGAATCGGACACAAAAGCCCTCTGACCAATTGTAGTGACATTGGCCGGAATAATGACATTGGATAAACCCGTACAACTTTGAAACGCCCTTTCCCCAATTTGGGTGATAGAATCGGACAGAACTATATGAGACAAAGATGCGTCAAAATAAAACGCATGAGAGTGAACCGACGTGACGTTTACATTTTGGATAGTAGACAACATTTCGTAGGAAACCTTGGTAGGTACACTGAGATATAAGGATGCAACTCCATTTGATATTTGATAGATGACACCGTTATCACTCGGGTCATTGTATAAAACAGTATTGTCTGGAGAGACGGGAAGACTGGTGAGACTGGAACAATATTGAAACGCGGATTCACCTATCGATGTGACACTTGAGCCGATAGTCACGTGAGTCAATTCGGAACACCCATTAAACGCGTTATCACCTATCGATGTGACATTTGCACCGATGATGACGGCAGTCAGAGCGGAACACAAAGCAAACGCGGAACTACCTATTGTTGTGACAGCATCTGGGATGGTGACGGCAGTAGTCAGAGCGATACACGAATAAAACGCGTAACTACCTATCGATGTCACTGCATCTGGGATGGTTACGGCAGTCAATTTGGAACACACATAAAACGCGTTATCACCTATCGATGTGACATTTGCGCCGATGATGACGGCAGTCAGAGCGGAACACCCATAAAACGCGTCCTGACCTATCGAGGTGACTGTGTATGATGATCCATTTTGTGTAACCGAATCAGGTATGGTGAAAGTAGTTTTGTCGCGTGGACAGAAAAAGAGCGAGACAGTAGAACCGCTGATTTGGTATACTCCACCATTTGATGAACCATTAAAGAAAGTCGTATTCCCAGAGCTGATGGTGACGGCAGTCAGAGCGGAACACAAACTAAACGCGTTTTGACCTATCGAGGTGACATTTGCACCGATGATGACGGCAGTCAGAGCGGAACAATCAGCAAACGCGGAACTACCTATTGTTGTGACATTTGCGCCGATGGTCACGGCAGTCAGAGCGGAACAATTAAAAAACGCGCCTTGACCTATCGAGGTGACTGCATTTGGGATGGTGACAGCAGTCAGAGCGGGACAATTTTGAAACGCGCCAATACTTATCGAGGTGACATTTGCACCGATGATGACGGCAGTCAGAGCGGAACACCATTGAAACGCGTAATCACCTATCGATACTATACCTACTCCTAAATCTACCGAATAATATTGAGAAGTACTATTATAACTATAACTCAACAATTGGGTTACGGTAGCACCACTCGATGTTTGCAAAAAGACCTTTACCACATCGCCGTCTACGAGTGCAGGACTGGTGACTGTCCAGTTGCCACTGGACAAAGAAAATGCTTTTCCTGAAGTAACCCCCGAAGAGCCATTTAACACCACCAATTCAACATTGGTATAAGAGTTATCGGCAATGGAGAAGTCAGCTTTTTTTGCAAAATTGTCGAACTTGGTAATAGAAGCGACACCAGTAGTGCCAGCGGTGATGGCTTGAGCAGGTCTTCCTCCCACTGGTGTAGACCAACCAGTCGCACCATCTACGTAATACAAGGTGAGCGCATCGTCGTCCAAAAATAAATTACTGCCTAATGAAGTAGGTAAATCGCCCAAGAAATACATGCTGGTTAACGTTGCAGTGTAACATTGAAACGCGCCACTACCCATGGTAGTAAGACCAGAGCCGATGGTGACGGCAGTCAGAGCGAAACACCCATAAAACGCGTCCTGACCTATCGAGGTGACTGCATCTGGGATGGTGACGGCAGTCAATTTGGAACACCCATAAAACGCGTAATGACCTATTGTTGTGACATTTGCACCGATGGTGACGGCAGTCAGAGCGGAACACGATTCAAACGCGCTTTGACCTATCGATGTGACTGCATTTGGGATGGTTACGGCAGTCAGAGCGATACACCACATAAACGCGCCTGCACCTATCGATGTGACATTTGCACCGATGATGACGGCATTCAGAGCGATACACTGTTCAAACGCTAAATTAGCTATCGATGTCACTGTGTATGATGATCCATTTTGTGTAACCGAAGCAGGTATGGTGAAAGTAGTTTTGTCGCGTGGACAGAAAAAGAGCGAGACAGTAGAACCGCTGATTTGGTATACTGCACCATTTGAACTATTAAAGAAAGTCGTATTCCCAGAGCTGATGGTGACGGCAGTCAGAGCGGAACACCATTGAAACGCGTAATCACCTATCGAGGTGACATTTTCACCGATGGTGACGGCAGTCAGAGCGGAACACCCATAAAACGCAAAAATACCTATCGTTGTGACACTTGAGCCGATGGTGACGGCAGTCAGAGCGGAACTCTCTCTAAACGCGCCAACCCCTATCGAGGTTACTGCATATGATGATGATGATGTATCTGTAACCGAATCAGGTATGGTGAAAGTAGTTTTGTCGCGTGGACAGAAAAAGAGCGAGACAGTAGTAGAATCGCTGATTTGGTATACTGCACCATTCGACCCATTAAAGAAAGTCGTATTCCCAAAGCTGATGGTGACGTCAGTCAGAGCTATACACGAATCAAACACGCCTTCACCTATCGAGGTGACATTTGCACCGATGATGACGGCAGTCAGAGCGGAACACACTGCAAACGCGTTATTACCTATCGAGGTGACATTTGCGCCGATGGTGACGGCAGTCAGAGCGGAACAATCTTGAAACGCGCCATCACCTATCGATACTATACCTACTCCTAAATCTACCGAATAATATTGAGCAGTACTATTATAACTATAACTCAACAATTGGGTTACGGTAGCACCACTCGATGTTTGCAAAAAGACCTTTACCACATCGCCGTCTACGAGTGCAGGACTGGTGACTGTCCAGTTGCCACTGGACAAAGAAAATGCTTTTCCTGAAGTAACCCCCGAAGAGCCATTTAACACCACCAATTCAACATTGGTATAAGAGGTATTGGCAATGGAGAAGGTAGCTGTTTTTGCAGAATTGTTGAAATTGGTAATAGAAGCGACACCAGTAGTGCCAGCGGTGATGGCTTGAGCAGGTCTTCCTCCCACGGTTGAAGACCAACCAGTCGCACCATCTACGTAATACAAGGTGAGCGCATCGTCTTCCAAAAATAAATTATTGCCTAATGAAGTAGATAAATCGCCCAAGAAATACATGCTTGTCAATTTGGAACACCCATAAAACGCGAAATCACCTATCGAGGTGACATTTGCACCGATGGTGACGGCAGTCAATTCGGAACACTTAAAAAACGCCTGAATGCCTATCGAGGTTACTGCATCTGGGATGGTGACGGCAGTCAGAGCGGGACAATTTCGAAACGCGCCAATACTTATCGAGGTGACATTTGCACCGATGATGACGGCAGTCAGAGCGAAACACGAATCAAACGCGTTATTACCTATCGATACTATACCTACTCCTAAATCTACCGAATAATATTGAGAAGTACTATTATAACTATAACTCAACAATTGGGTTACGGTAGCACCACTCGATGTTTGCAAAAAGACCTTTACCACATCGCCGTCTACGAGTGCAGGACTGGTGACTGTCCAGTTGCCACTGGACAAA